TTTTTTTTTTTAGTGTCTCCCATGAGGGAAATCCTGCCAATACATCTTCCGGCGTAATACCTAATTGACGCCATTTTCTAACATCATTAGGACCCCATGACATACCAAGGGACGATAACGGTCGTTGACCCAACTTTAAATGAGAAACTATACAGTTATACAAAACATAGAGGAACTCGTACGCCTCCACATTTGATGCATAAGTACCATATGCATGACCTATAGTACTAAGCAAAACATTGTATAGATTTCGAGGACCAGGCTCTTTCCCATACGCTACCTTAGGAACTATTTCTCGGGTCTCTCGAAAGGGTAAGAATTTAGGTTGTTTAGTTTTACCATCCCAATCTGGATTAAGTACTAAGTAGTGATGAAGCCAACATGCTCCAATAATCTTTAACCACCCATTCTCTGTCGTACTTACCATTGTCGCTTTCTTAATATCTCGCAACTTCATACCAAAGTAGTACAATAGCCACTTAGACCATTGATAATACGAAAAGTGTTCCTCATAAAATGGTTCATTATCCGGCATAGTAGATAAATTATCATCTCCATATACTATAATATGTATAATCATACGCAATAAGTCACGCTCTACTTTCTTTTGCTGCTCCTTAGTAAGTTTGGATGAAACATGAACTACGAAAAGATAAAACAGGAAAGCAACTACCCATGAATCCATATGACTCGTATTATAACATCCTGACGGTACTAAACCTCTTATTAGTGCCCACAAGTGACCGAATACATGCGTAATTCTCTGCGCTATTTCCTCCGCTAATGTTCGACATATGCGCTCTGCTAACTGATAATTTGGATGTTCTTTGTCATAATAACGCATCATTTCTCCAAAATACATCTGAATTAAAAATTCCTTAATAGAGACATCTAGTCCTGAGAAATCGGCTTCCCATATCATTTTATTAGGATTATCCCAAGCTTTTAATAGGGTAGCCACAACATCTGCCCCTCCCCAAGACCATGTACCTCGTATTCGAATCACATTTCCACATTCTGCCATTTGACGAACCGGCGATACTAACTTTTCCAAGAGGATAAATTGGATATTAGGAATGACAAATATCCGACTTTTTGAACGGCGTTTCATATCCTCCGCTTCATCTTGTGCTATATTGGGATATGTATATATCTCCGGTTTATGTGCTAAGCGCCATACTATTTCTGGCCGATCCCCATTTTCAAAATATCTCTTAATTTGGCGCAAAGATGCTTCCAACTCCTCCACCTTCTTTCCTATGGAGGAAGATTTAACATTCTGTCCGTCATCCATTTTAAATTTCTTCACAGAGCCCGGATTAAGTCCTGCCGATGATCCCATATACATACCTGACACTACTGTACGAATATTTAGATCTGGTACTCCTTGTCCTATATATTTATCTGAGTTCATTGCATAATACATTCGGCTCAAGGCTTCGTTAAAGTAGGGATAAAGATCTTGCAATTGGGGATTATTATGAGTATCAAAGGAAAACTTCTGGAAAGTATCTACTATTTTATTAGGATATAAATTCTCTGTTGCTGATATTGCGCGAGGAAACCGAGTATCTCCAAACGCCATTAAATAGTTAGAAATCTTTCGTGCACACAATGTCTGAAGTGTGGGAATTTTTGTTTCCTTTTTTTTTCCTATCATAATTTGCCATTGATCTCGGGAGAAAAAAATACCCTTCATCCCAAACCACTTTCGATCTGCTATCTGAAACATCTGTTCTATTATAGGATCTAGCTGAATATGCACAGGCTCGGGAGTTGATTGATATGAAAAAGGAGGACTCACTTCTATCATATTAGGAGAATTCAAAATGATTTTTCGTAGTCGGTGTTCTGTATCACTTGAAAGCCGCATGGCTGGAACATGCTCCACAAAGTCCCATGTTGACATGATTTGAATACATAATTTTGATGACATTTCCGCATCTGTTAACTTTATCTTACCCTCCATGCGACTAATTTCCGTTTTCCATGGTCGCAACATATCGGGTTTCGTTTCCACTTTCCAATCATGTCCGCATTCTCTTTTCGTACATGTGGGATCTTGTACATGCTCATAACTAAAAAATTTATTATTATAAAAACGGTTATGATACATTAACCATGTCAACATTGGAACGTGTTTAAAGTTCTTTCTTGTGTACTCTTGCAAATAGAAGTATATCCCGTGCAGTGCGGTAGGTTCGCTACGTGCTCCTGCAGTAGTACTTTATCTTAAAGAAAAA